CCTGCCATCCTGTGAAACGCAGGTCAGCAACTTCTCATCGATCAAGATGTCCAACTGCTCCTCGATTCGGTCGCGGCTATCCATCGTGTCCATGACCAGCAGACGGTTCGCCAGGTCGATCAGGTCCTCGTACCCGGTCCAGCAGTGACCCTGATCGAGGGCTTCGTAGGCACAATGAAGAATGCCAGCCCGGATTCGTTCGGGTTGTTCCTTGGGCGTTCCGATCTTCCGGGCGATGACATCGACTTTCTTGAACCCGAATCCCTTCACCTCACGGATCAACAGGTAGGGATCGGCCTTCAGGACAGTGAGCGTGTTGTTGCCGAACTTCTTCACCAGCGTCGTCACCTGATGGTGCGTCAAACCGAACGCGGATAGCCAGGCCATGACGTGATTCGTTTCACGGGTCTGCTTCCAGATCGTCTGCAGATTATTGACTGCGGATGCCGAGATCTTTGCAGCCTCAGCGATTCGAGATGGATCATTCAGCAGGACCTTTTCGAAGGTGCCATTGAAGGTCTGAGCGATCAGTTTTGCCTTGGCCGGACCGATTCCCTTGATGTCCGGGTGATTGGCGAGAAAACGGGCGAGACCGTCCTGGTCGAGATCGAGATCATACTCCATGGCATCAGCTGCGAACTGGCGTCCATACTTGGGATGCTTCGTCCACTGGCCACGCAGCACCACCTGCTCGCCCTGCTGCACGAACACCTTCCCGGCAAAGACCACTTCCTTGCGGTCGTTCGTCAGCAGCCGACCCGCACTGAAGGCGGGCGACGAATAGAATACCGTGTCGATCTGGCCTTTGAGTGTGATCGTTGTATTTTCAACTGTTCGCATGAACTCGATCCATCTTGTCCTGATATCGCCTCAGATAGGCTTCCACGAACCGGCAGGCGATCTGCCGATCCGAGCAGAAAAACACGGGAATACCGAAGTCGACTATAATGGAGATGGCCGCGCCAAAGACCGAGTTTGGATGGGCATCCGGGGTGAACCGCCCCATCAAAACATCATCCAATCCCGCCTCGACGACGACACAGGCCATTTCCATCTGCTGCATTATTCGCAGTTCAGCATGGAACCGGCGACGGTGCCGGATGACGGTGGAAACGAAGTCATCCAGCGACTTTCGTTCCACCGCCACCCGGTCCTCGTACCCTTCGAGGGAATAGTCGCCCGCTTCCAGTTTCCGCCGGATAGTTGTGATCCCGTCCACCGGGAACGTGTACGGTTCCTGTTCACGGGTATCGACGACGATTCGCAAATCAGAAGGCTTTGAGGGCATCCTGCGTCGCCGTACTGCGGGCATCGTCGGTGACGATCCGCTTGTTGAGGTAGACGTTTTCGTTCTCGCCCTTCGTTCGCTTGGTCACCTCGAGTTTCACATCCAGCAGCCGTTCGAGGTTGGACGGCAGGTCGGACAGTTTCTCGATCTGCAGACCGCAGGTGAACAGGTCGGTCTTCAGCCACTTCAGGTTCTCGGCGGTGGCGATGACGTTGTTCCGCCACAGCAGGCGACCGGCTTGGGTCGGCCCGAGGATGCGCAGGGTCCACTTCAGCATTGGGTTGCCCGTGGACTGCGTCCGGGTCAACTCAACACGGTCGACCACGACCTGGTACTTCCCGTCAGGCACTGTGTCGAACTCGCGATCCTCAACTTCCGCCTGGGAGAAGTCATCGTCGAACTGGGCGAGATCGAACTCATCGGGTGCATCCTGCACCGGGGGATTCTCGTGATGGTTCATGGAGTTGGTCCTTTATCGCTTGGTCTGGGTTGACGGGGCTGGCTTCTGTGCCGAAGCAGGCTCCTGCGGGGCAACTGCCTTTGGCGCATCGAACACCCGCTGGAAGGTTGGAAAGTCGAGGTCGATCACCTCAGGCAAACGTCCTGTGCGATCCCCGGCTTCGTAGTAGGGACTGGGTTTAGTGCGCATCACCCGGCGATAGGTGGTCTTGCCGGATTCATCGGTAACAGCGTCCAAGTCGCAGTAAGCAATGACATCAACCAAGCCGATCACGATTTTCCGTGCTTTGTCGGGAAGGGTCGGGACGATCTTGATATACTTCCCGGTACGGGTTTCGATCTCCTTCTCCTGCGAATGGGAGACGATGAACAGCCCGTAAGGCAGGAAGGCCAGCTTGTTCAGCACCCGCTGAAACTCGTTGTTTATCAGCGCATAGCCTTTGCCGTACCCGAGATCGGACTCATGGTCGATCTTGTGCTTGGCGCAGACATATTCCGCGCAGAGCTTGTAGGCATTGTCCGCGGTGTCGATGATGATGGTTTTGAAGCCGTGCTTGCCCTCGGCAATCTCTGCGCAAGCCTTCAGCAGCTCATCCCAGTTGCTGATCGGCACCTGGAATACGTCGAGGGAGTTGAGGCCCGGTTCCGTGGCAAGGAACAGGGCGTCCGGCGCGTGCGAGCACCAGGTCGTCTTTCCGATCTTGCTCGGGCCGTAGATGAGCGCGGTCAGATCGGAAAGCGACTGCTTCGGTTTGGTCTTGTTTGTCGGAAGCATCTACTTCTCCTGTATGGGTTTAGAAAACGGTTTCGTTGGAATCGTTCGAGTCATCTCCACCCAGCAGCTCTTGGTTGGGCGGGACGACTTCGTAGAGGTTCTCGAGGATGTTGGGGTTCTCACCGCTGCTGCAGAGCGGGTAGTAAGCACAGGGACGGTTGAAGTGGAAGCAGAAACTGCTGTTCCTGTAGAACACACCTCGTCGGTGAGCGTCGTTGAACTGTTGGGTCAATTCCCAGAGTTCATGTTGCAGCTCGGTGAAACGGTCACGAGAGAGGTAGAGCATTTCACGGTGGAACATGCCCTGATCGGCATACTTCTCTGCCAACCGATCCTGATACTCCTGGTCGCTTTCCGGCATACGTCGAGTGGCTGAAGACCTACCGGTCTTCGACTTGGCGATCAGCTCGGCACGGCGTGCCTGGAACTCCCCTTCGGTTTCGCCGAGGGATTGCTGCAGGCGGGCTTTGACCAGAACATTATAGAGGATACCGGAAATCCGGATGTCCACGGTCTGCTCGACATACCAGGCGTACAATGTGATCTGGAAATCCGTCCACAACCGTTCGAGGTAGGCGCTGTCGATCTGGCCAGCGGTCTTGTGTTCCAGCAGGAAGTGTTCATCGCCGATCTTGACGATTCCATCGACCTTACCCGCCAGCACGAAATTGCGGGAAGTACGACCGGATTCGGGATTGGTGATCTTGCCTTCAAAGGACTTCTCAAGCGCGACGACCTCGAACTCTTCACGAGGGTACCGGTTGGCGTACCCTTTCATCATCGAGGTGGCCAGGTGCCAGTCGCGTTTCTGATTCGCGTCGAAAGCGCGGTCGGTGTAGGTGCGGTCGATGTGGTCGAGCACCTTCACCATGTCACGACTGCCGTGCCAGATCTCCAGGCATTCATGGATCACCGAACCGAAGGCGAGGTTGCTGTCCTTCCGGATGGGGGATAGCTGATGCAGGTAACGAAGCTCGCAGGCCTTGCGGCAGTTGCGGAATTTGCTCCACATCGAATACGTGGTGACCATTGGCTTCATGCGGCCACCCCGTTTGCAGGGGCGGCCACAGAAGCCTCGGTGGAATCGCTGACAAGGCGTTCGACCTTGAACGCCTGCTCGCTGAACAGACGGACCATGAAGCCGGAGAAGATGCGCGCGATATGCTGACCGACTTCGTTGTCTGCATCGATCCAACAGACATTGTCCTTGCGGGTCGCTTGGAAACGTGCGTCCAGATGGATTCGGGTGCGGCCATAGATGCACTCCGCTGCGAGTGTCGCCAGCATCAGTGTGTCGTCGATCTCCTCAAAAGGGATCGTGGGTTTGAAAAGGAATCGGTATCGAGTCATGTTGTCCTCTCGTTTGAGTCTATATGGGCGTACTACATACCTACCGGAAAACTCAGTGAAGTGACGATCAGCCTCGGAGGTAATCCTGCAATCCGCTGTCGATAAAAGACTTGCGCAGTCTCCCGAGTCTGTAATCGAGGGTTGTTCGCGGAATTCCCAGCTCTTTGGCCGCTTCCGCCAGCGTCATCCTTTTCAGCAGCTCCAACAGTTGCCGTTCGCTTTCGGAAAACCGTGCGAACAACAAATCGAGGTCAATCTGCAGATCGTGCTGTTCTTCCGTTGGTCTCGTCTGATACCCCATGCGTTCGAAGTAGGTATCCGTGCTGGTGGTTTCCAGTAGTAGGTGCCACGCCCCTTCACGTTCCTCAAGTTTTGGAGCAGAGGCGGATGCTCGCTTCCTGAAGTTCCGCTTTTCGGCAGTTCGAGAACTGACCAAGTCAGCGATCTTGTGGTCGACGATGCGGTCGATGAAGGTGTTCAATTGCGCTCTGTTCTCGTCGTACCTAGCCATTCGTTGCATCAGATCGATCATCAAATCCTGCTCGATGTCCTCGAGATCATCGATCGTGTATCCGGCTGTTCCGATCAGTTTCCACGCCCTGTGCCGAATGACCTTTACGGCATAGGGATCAATACCTTTGTACCGGTTCTTCGTACCCATACTCGGTTCTCCTCGGTTGAGGAGGCCGGTGGGTGTCGGGCAAACCGGGCAGTCATTCAAGCGGAACGGAGGTGCTGTGAGTACGCCGATCTGGCGACACCCACAACGACCTCCGTTCTTTACGGTCAGTACGTTGTCTGGTGAGGTCTGGCTGGTTCTATCTGTGTTTCTTCACGTACATCTGAATGGGCAGACCATTCTGAATGCACAGGCTGGAAATCGTACCGTCTCGGATTTTGCTGAGCGTTTCCAACAGCTCAACGATGTTGGCTTTCAACTCGAAATCGTCCTGGGGTGATCGCTGCTTGGTTTGTTTGCCGAACGCAAACTCCTCAGTGATCTCCTCGGTGCCATCGAAGATGGGTTGGCCGTTCCGAAACGAGAGGTTTTCGATCCGCCCGTATTTGAGCCTCCTCATTTCGTCGACCAGACGACGGCATGGTTCCGAGAGTTGTGACAGTCGCATGAAGCCCTCGCAGTAGTTTCTGCGGGGAAAGAAAAGGCAGGAAATGGCTCATGTACAGAACAGGCGATAACGGGGATTTCGACTGAAAACACGATTTCTGTGTTATTCTGTGTTATTCGAAGCGGGGGGCATCATCTACCAGGTGAGGGGGCGAGATCTGGGTGGGCAAGGAAATCGCAAAAAGACAACAGGATCTTGTATTTGTGGGTTTTAACCCACCCGATTTTGGGATCACCGAGCCCGCACGCAGTAACACGGAACAACAGCCGATTATATGAAATTGCGCCGACTGGCCGGCTCCATGTGATCGCGTGTTATCGGCTTTTATCTCTGTGGGCAGGGTAAATAGAAAAACCGCTGAAGGAACCCTTCAGCGGTGAAAAAAACGCGTGGCAGTCGGGTTATGTTGCTTTCAAGCGATCAGCCAGTGTCCGGACACTTGCAGACCAGTGATCGGCCAGTTTCTCCTGATCAAAGTCTAACTCTCCGGGATCGAGTAGCAGACGGTAATGTCCCCGACCATTCGACTGAATCCAGCCTTCCGTATCTCTCGTACACTCTCGCATTGATTCACGCAGACGGGCAATATTCTGTGTGATGCTACCCAGCGGGAGATCCATCTCGTTTTTGTCCAACCACCCCGATTCGTCCAGCACACGGTGGATCGCCATGCGGAGCAGAAGACCAAATTCGCTTTCACGGAGCATGACGGTTTTCCCGTACACTTCAATGGAGCTGCGTGCCTTTACGGTCTCGCCCAGAAAGCGGAGAACTGTGCGCGTTCCTGAATCTGCTGATGGCAGGTGCGAAGGTTCCTGTTCACCGCGACGCGCCAGTTCATACAGCTTCCTGGCAATGATTCGATCTGTCATCCGCTCCAGGTCTTCCATGCTCACTTCCGCAAGAGAGGACATGGAGGAGACTCCGAATCGCACGAGGTTCATGATGCGCTCTCGTCCCAATCCGTGAACGCCGAGTTTCTTCAGGAACAACCCGTTCGCAGGCACGCCTATTCTGATCTGTTCAGAGATATTCCGGAGACGGTCAACGATCGGCGACGAGCTGTTCTTCTTGTTAACCAGATCCGCCATGGCACCAATCAACCAGGAGACCTGCTCGGCCAGTCGGATGATGGCCCCGAAGTAGACGGCGTAGTTTTCCTCGATAGCCTTGTTTTCAAACCCGCTTGTGAATTCCCGAAGGAGAAGGGTCGATTTGCTGATACGAACCCAGTCCCACCCTTCATAGCTGATGCTGCTGGTCGCTTGCACTTCCCTGAAGCGGTCATATCCGATCAGGTCATAGATACTCTGGAAATATCTCTGACCCACTTCGCGGAATTCACCACGGACCAATCCAACGGACTGTGAAAGCCCTTCGAAAGTAGCCAACACTGCGAAGGCGACCTCCGCAACCGACGGATTTGCGCCGAGAAAGGAATCCGCAGACCACATCAGGTGTCTGGCCGTGTTCGCACGTATACCATACTGGACAGCGATCACGCCATAGTCCGTGAGTGCGAGATTCATCTCCTCGTCACGAGATACCAGTTCCCACTTGACTAAAAAATCGAGTTTTCTGTTCAGCTCCGCTTGAAACGTTCCATCCGTCAGCTTCCGACTGCCCAGGGAGGCGGAATAGCTGTTTGCAAGGAAGTCATGAATGGTTTCAGCACGGTTTGCCACACCCATGCCGAGCACCATGATGGCTGCCGTAGCTTCGTCATACTTCATCAGCCAGGGTTCGAACTCCTCAATCGGCTTTTCGGCCATCATGTTCCGAAACCATTGACGATCAATCGGAAGGTTGGCGATCAGGATCGCACGGCCGAAATTCTCACTCAGGTGTAATCTTCCTGCACGGCCACCCATATTCAAAAGATCTGCCTTGCTGACCGGTGTTTGGAATGGTCGACTCGCGCCCGGGACACTCGTCCATTTCTGATCATGAAGAAAGACGTTCTTCGCTGGAAGATTCACCCCCATGGCGAGGGTGGAAGTTGCGAACAAAACCATGAGGCGACCCGCTCGAAATGAGTCCTCAATCACTTTCCGTTCTTCCAGGAGCAGATCCGCGTTGTGAAAGGCAGCACCCTTCCGCATCATCTCGATCAGCTCATCACGACTGATCGATTCCTCCAGTTTCTCCATCTCACGGATTCCCACATCGTCTGGCTGTCCATTGATTGCGTCGGCAGCCAGGGCAGCTAATCGACGGGAGGTGAACCGGTCTGGAACGAAGACCAGGCAGGGCTCTTTTTTCCCGACCAGCGCGGCGACAGTATTAATCAGGATGTCTTCCTTGTCCTTCCCACCGTCCCCGATGTCGTTCTCCTCATCCTCCACCTGACCGTCGCTTGTCCAGTAGTGAAAGGTTCTTTCATGGAGGTAGCCGATCCTCAACTCCACTGGACGTTTCTCTTCTCGTAAGACGGGAATCCCCAGCCAGGAAGGGAAGGTCGAATCGGCAGGCATCACAGCAGACAGTCCAAGAAGCTGTGGCCGATGCTCCATGCCACGAAGCTTGGTCAGGATCATCTCGAGCAGGGGGCCACGCTCTGGGTCGTTGATCAACTGAAGTTCATCCAAAACCACCAGACCGAATTTCGCCAGGAACTCTTCACCGGCACGAATGAACGTGAAGAACTTTTCGTAGATCACGACGGCGATATCGAAATCGCCAGATGAAACACTCCTGTCGAATTCGATGTGGTCTCGAGTGGCAATGGCGACCTTCAACCCCTGCGCCTCGCCCAGTTCACGGAATGTCTCGAATTTCTCTTCCGCCAGGGCTTTCAGCGGAACCAGATACAGCACCTTCTTCTTGTCCCGGGACGTGTGCATCGCAGCGATCTCACCCAACAACGTCTTTCCGGAGGAGGTGGGTGCTGAGACGAGCAGGCTGCCACCTTCAAGCAGCTTGTGTCTCCTGATCGCAGCCATTTGGAAGGGAAGGAGAGTGTCGATGCCCCGTGATCGCCAGATATCGATTACGGCTTCAGGAATACCATAGTGTGAGAGTGTTTCGACGGATTTCAAAAGAGTCCTCCATTCCCGCGAGTAAACGAATGTTCAATAATACTCTGAGAGGTAGTAGGAGGCAAGAACTGACCGGGTCTGAGCGTCTCTCGAGAAGAGTGTCTGAATGAAATGGTGGTGTCAGTGGGCGAGCCGTCTCCAGACTGTACGTTGTTCCATCCAGCAAGTGAGTTTCGCGATTGGAGCGATGTGCTTCATCCTGATCGGTTCGCGACCTTCTCGAATAGGATTCAGGTATAGGATTTTCTCTTGAATGTCGGGTGCAAGATGCAGCAGGTTCATGATCTGGGTGATACGTGCGCGAGACACATGACCGAGCGCCGCAAGCTCAGCGTAATCCTTCGCCTCTCCGCACTGGATCATTCCATCCAGTTTGATCGCAAGAGCCAGGAGTTTCGTGATGCGCGGGACACGACCCACTGGCACTTCGACTGGATCAGGTGCCTTTCCGATTCGTAACTGGTTGCGACCGTTTCGCCCCTTCTGGAAGTGAATGCTGAACTCGAGCGTCTTTTCCTGTTTCTGTCTTTCCATGGAATTCTCCAGATGTCTGTCATGCTACGGCACTTGAAATCAGGCTGTCGTCATGCAGGTGGAACCTGATGCTGCCCGTCCCGCCGTCAAAATCGATTCGTTCGAAGAGGAGTTTCAACAGCCAGGACTTCTCGTCGATTGTCAGGTGTCCAATCAGGGTTTCGAAGCGACCCATGGAGTTTTCGCACTCAGAGATCGTGATTCTATCGCGTTCTGCCTCTTCGATTTGTTTGAGCAGGCTGCGATGCTGCGCCTGGGCTACTCTCAGCTCGCGCTGATCCGATGGTTCCGATCCTTGCAGAAGGGTGTTGATGTGGAGGTGCAACCGGCGTTCTTCCCGGCGCATCGTTTCGATCTTCTCCGCCCAGAGGACTTTTGCCTGTAGGAAGATCGACTCGAGTACCTCTTCGTTTGACCCCAACTCCACCAACCGCTCCAAAACAAACCGTTCAATCTCCGCAGCCGGGATCGAAGGAGTGGGGCAGTTGTCATACCCGTTGGCATGAGCGTTGGTGCAGACGTAATAGCGGTATAGCTTCTGGCCCTTTTTAGACACCGGCAGGTGGATCATGGGAGCATCACAGGAAGCACAATGAAGTAACCCCCGGAGTAGGGAGTTGTACCGGTTGCGAGGCTGATCCGGCAGGCGACACCCCTTCTTCAACTGTGCCTGGACCTCGTTCCACGTATCCTGGTCGATGATTGCTTCATGTTCACCCTCATGGATTTCGTCCTTGTACCTGATCTTCCCGATATACATGATATTCTTCAGGAGCTGGGCTAACCGCTGCTTGTTGAGGGGCATACCCTGGTGTGTGTGCCCTCGAAGCGTTACCCATGTCTTGGACGTCCAACCCCGATCCGCCAATTCTCTTGCCACCTCGCTGAGCGATCTGTGTTCGAGGTAGAGGTTGAAGATCTGCCGAACCTGGTCGGCTTCGATTAGGTTGATCACCAGCCTGCCTGAATGGGAATCTACATCGTACCCGAGGAACGGTGTGCCGCCGGTCCATTTTCCTTTACGGCGTGAGGCTGCGATCTTATCTCTTGTTCTTTCTGAAATGATCTCGCGTTCAAATTGGGCAAAACTGAGGAGTATGTTAAGCGTTAATCGCCCCATGGAATCATTCGTCGAAAACTGCTGTGTCACGGAGACGAAGGTGGCCTTGTTCGCTTCGAGGATTTCTACAATCCGCGCAAAATCCATCAATGAACGACTGAGGCGATCAATTTTATACGTCACGATGCAGTTGACCTTGCCCTGTTTCACATCCTCTAACAGCCTCTGCAATGCAGGACGTTCCAAATTGCCACCGGTGAAGCCGCCATCATCGTAGCGATCCGGTAGACAGATCCAGCCTTCATTTTTCTGGCTACGGATGTAGGCTTCACCGGCTTCCCGCTGGGCATCGAGGGTATTGAACTCCTTTTCCAACCCCTCTTCCGTGGACTTTCGGGTGTAGATCGCACACCGTACCAACATTTTATCGTCAGCTTTCCTGCTGGCCATTCTTTTTCTCCCTCGAATGCTTGGTGAGTCCGAAGAACAATTTCCCGTTCCACATCGATCCTGTCACTTCTTTCGCGATGGCAGAAAGCGAACGGTACGTCGATCCGTTGAAGAGAAATCCTTCCTCTGTAACTGTCACCAGAAGAGTCTGGTTTTTATAGACACGTTTCAGGATCACGCCAGGATGAAGACCGTCCTTCCGGGGAGTGGTCTGGAAAGTGACAGGTTCAGTAATCGCAGTGCCCGTTTTTACCGGGGCTGATTTTGGTGGCCGCAACCGAATGTCCGCATCCTCCGCCAGTTCTTCGGCTCGATTCTTCGCTCGTTCGATCAAGCCACCCTCGTCCAGCGACTGTAGCCGCCAAGCGATCTTTTTGCGCAGGTAATCCTTGTTGTACGACCGTGTCGCTTCACCGAAGACCTCTGCGTATTTCCGCTTCAGCTCACCCACGGTCATCGTGTGGAGTTGCTGTACCGCTTCGATGGTCTCTTTCTTCATCTTGAAACCTCCTGTTTCTGTTAAACCTCGGTAGTGCGTAATGACCGTAAAGAGTTGGCCATTATCCACTTACCCGTTGGTTAACAAGCTTCGGAGGCTTCTGGAGGACGGAGTTTTCCTCTGCGTACCGGCTGGTTAACAGCTCGCCATCTTCTTTCATCCTCACCACACCTCGGGCGAGGATATAGCCGATCTCCCGCAATCGCTGATCACGAGTCAATTTCTGCGATTTTCCACTCATCCCTTCTCCATGAATCGGTTGTGTCTTTAGGGGCGTAATAGATACATACCGGGAGAGTGGTTAGAAATGACGAACTCTGGGGGCCTCACCCCGATTCTGGTTGTTAAGCAAATCTCCCAGAATCGGTTAGAGGACAGAGAGGGTGGTTTGAAATCTCATTTCGTGTTCGCCAGACACACGCGGATAAAAACTCTGGAATACTCCGGGATGAGGAAATAGAAGGAGAGAGCTAATCGTATATCTTTAGGAATTACAAGCTTGTAGAGAGATCAGGAGAGAGCTAAAACAGGGGTGATGTTAAGTAAAAAAGGCCACACCTTAGTGTGGCCAATGCTGGCTCCCCACGAAATCGCATATAAAACCGACTCTATGTTTGCAAAGCATTGTTAATAATAATGATGTGTCTGAGTTGTTGCTATTCGCCGATAAGCTATTTCGCAATCGAGAACGAGTTCGAAATGCGCACCAAAGTTCTTCGAATGAACTCTGAAATCTAGTTCAATCCCAAGGCTTTCATAGCTGCAGTCATGGGATCGGAGTAGAATATCGGATCAACTCGCTCGATGATATCCCCTGATACTTCGAGGAAATTCCGTTTGTTTTCCAAAGGTACAAGTGCGCGACGAGCACCATTGTCCATGCCGACTTGTAATGGTTCAACGAGTGATCTAAGTGATTTGATGTTACCCTGAATACTTAGGTCGCCAAGAATGACAGAACTTGCCAGAACCGACTGTTTCTTAATCGCGGAATACACCGCGACAATCAAGGCAATCCCAGCCTCGCAGGAAACATGGTTACTTAGGAGGTCTATGGCTTCGACATGGAAATCAGTCGTGTCGACATACTGGGAAATGCCAATCCTGACCTTCTGAGCTGCTAAATAAGCATAAGCCCTCTGGATCGACTCGCGCATGCTTCCATCTATACCACCAGCGATCTTCAGTTTGCCTGTACCAGGCGAGCAGCCAACCTCCAACCGATATAGTCCAACCTTACCCTGATCATCCACAGAGGCTGTGTAGACAGATCCTGGGGCAAGTGGATCAGAGGCAATCATGTCTCGTCCGCCTTGCTCAGGTACACCAACAAATCTCTCTTCGCGACTATCGTTGTCGATATAGGAGAACGAGGTCTGATGATACTCGAAGGAACCCAGCTTTTTTAACTGCTCCTTTACTCGACGTCGCCCTTCTATCGCTAATTCAAGTAGTTCTGCCAGCTCTTCTCGTGACACTTCTCCATGAGGGTAGATCAGCTTGATAAGCCCAGAAACGGTTTTACGTACAGCCTTAACATCCCGTGCGTTAAGGTGCGACCCAAGAGAGAAATGGCGATCAATCATTTCTGTGTAGTTGTTCCTCCGCAGCTCACGCAACGCTTCGGCAAGGTAGTCGACGACAAAACCGTAGTGATCCGTGAAATACTCGACCCGCATCTTGGGGATTTCCCAACCAGGGATGTAAAAATGGAGTCGATCAAGAAATGCCATATCCTCACGAATAATGTCAGGCATGGGCATGAAGAGGTGGGAAGACCTGACCATTACTTCAACGGCTTGATTTGTATTCCCGAACATCGAAATTGAAGCCATACCTGTAAGCGCATCTTTCCCTCTGGCAAAAGTCCCCGATTCGCAGTAGGTTTTCAGGGTGGTTACCACCTCTTTGGGCATCTTCTGAAGGTCAGCTACTTCGTCAAAAGCAACCGCATCCCAAATCCCGACCAGTCCCATTTTACCACTTGCCATGTTATAAAACAGGTTTGCTACCGTTGTGGGGCCGGTGAGTAAGATGGTATACGGAGAAAGCTCCTGATATGCGTAGCTTTTTCCAGTACCCCGAGGTCCTAGTTCGACCAGGTTATAATTGTGCTCACATAGTGAGATCATCCGCACCAGGAACAGCATTTTAAGCCTGCGACTGAAATGTTCCGGTTCAAGACCAATAGTACGGGTCAGCAAGTCGAGCCATTCATCTGACGTAAATTCCTGTCGGCCTTTCTGAAACTCTTCCAGATCAAAGGTTGCGATTTGTATTGGCTTGATACTGTCGATCCAGAAGGGACTCCTTTTTCCTTTGGCTTCCTCATCAAATTGATGTCGAATCTCGATTTGTGCCCAAATACCGCCCATGAGGAGACGATCATATTCACGTACAAAATGTTCTGGCACGTGAACGAACTTATGACCGAAATTCAGAAGTTCGGCCCAGTACTTATCATCATCCGAAAGGTATCTAACCTTCACTTTATCGATAAGTAGGTGTTTACCCTTATCTTTAACCATCGACTGTGCTTTATTGGATTCATCTGGTCGAACGAAATTTGAACTGATGGTTGTGTTCACCACACGGAGTCCAGCCTCAATTGCTGCCGGATCATCCGTGGCACAGTACTTGCCAAGAAGGTACTCAAGGACAAAAACCGGTAAGTTTGCCCCGACTTTCACCTTTCTGACAAGATCTTTCCTGACTACCTTCCCAGCGAAGATACTGGTCGATTTTTGGTCGAGATCTGCCATGTTTTACTCTTCGTTAAATCGCAATGTTCACCTCAATCTTCTCTAATCTGGATAGCTCTGCACCTGTCGAGGCATCGAGCAAATACAATCCAACATTCTTTTGATCGATATCTTCGGTGATCATCGCAGTAATTGTATTGGGGAGAATCTGCTTGGAATTCTCTTCATCATTTTTGAGTGCGACATCTCCAGCTTCTTCGAAACCATATGAAGCACTGACTGATCTTGAGACAACTTTTCCTTTGGCACGAAGTTCGATACGAACCTTAGGTGGCGTCACATCGAATAGTCCCGTATTGAAACCCGAAACCTGAACAGAAAAGAACCGAGTGGTAATTTTTTCGCTGCCCGGTACCAGCGTCCAACTGATACCACTTGCATAACTAGCCGATGCCTTCGAAGATGGGTTGATGTTCATGACAGGGATAAGTACTTCTTGTGGCGAGAGGCCTCCGTGGAAATAGGCGCTTGCGCCACCTTTAGACTTGAAGCAGGCAAAGGTCCATGGTGTTGCCAAATCGAAGTCGCTTCCCATGCCCAAGGATGCAAGTGGTAAGCGAAGAAATGCATCATCCGCATTTCCGCCATGGCCTACCCATACCCGGCGATGAAGATCGGCGGTCTCGCCACCTGGTGCATCGATTTTCATATCCTCGGTCAATTCATCAGCGAAAATGTGCCCGTGGTCAGCAGCAAGTATGATCTGCTCGATTCCCAGATCAAAGAGGACTCGGACACCACGCCTTAAATCATTCAGGATTCCATCCATCTGCCGACGCGCTTGTGCGATGTTTCCCTGTTCGCACAATTCGTCGATTTCCTGTGAAGTAACAAGGATGAGTTGTGCGTTCTCTATCCCTTCACGCACCTTTTTCAAAGGCTTCGGCAATAGGCTGTCTAGCTTGGTATCGTAAAACTCGACGTCAACTTGCTTCTTCAAGAAGGCGACACGATCCTTTCTGTCCTTAATAGTTGTTCCACCAATCTGCATGGCCAGCTTCCCGCTTCCCATGCTGACCACCGCCGAGTTTTCCTTTGCACCAGGAAGCAGCGCCGCCATCCCGATCTCTGTGATGGTTGGTGCAGCAGCCATTGCTGAGTAGAGGTCAACCGCAAAGTCTTCGCGTAACAAGCGGACAAGCTCTTTGCCCATCTCGTACCGAAGAGCATCCACCCATATATATGCAGTCTTCTTCTCCGACAGGAAAGGCTTGATATGCCTCTCATATGTCTCACGCTGGTGTGGTATCTCTTGGTTGTCTGGATTCTGTTGAACGGCCGCCAGAAACTTCTCAGCGATTTCTGAACCTACAGCTACGTAGCGACGCCTGGCTTTGATCACGAGCTTTTCGATAGTGTCATAATCATTGCCGAGAGGTTCGAAGTTATACCAACGACTCTCCAGATGACGATGGTGCGTATCAAGCAAGCACCAGGGTTCGAACTCGCCAGCATATTTCTCCACTAAACCAGATACGGTTGCAGGTGCCTGGTTCAACTCATTCGTTACTCGGTCAGCCTCGAGCAGTACTTCTGCGACTGATG